ATGGGTAGGAATGGCTGTTCTAGCAACAATTTGGGGAATCTCAAATTTTGAACTAGAAGCACTTAACTATCTAGAACACTATGGATTAATTCGTGTCAAAGACCAACCAATTGATTACAGACATAATTGGGATAATTCAACAGCTTTTACTTCTTGGTTCTTTATTGAAATTGGAAGACAAGCAGACCACCATGACAGAGGTGAAACTCATTTCTGGGAATTGGAAAATGTTGGATGTCCAAACACAGGTTGGGGATACTTCGTAGTATTCTTTATCGCTCTCGTACCGCCTATCTGGCATTGGTACATGCGTAAAAGATTGGCTGCTTGGGATACACATTTTGCAACAGAAGAAGAACAAGCAATTGCTAGAAGAATCAACAAAGAAGTTGGTTACGAAGGCACACCTTTTGTTGGAGATGTATTACAAGACGCTGGAAATGTAGACTTAGGTCTTCGTTCAGCTAAGAAGTAGTTAACTCTAAATACTTATAGAATTGGGGTAGAGAAGTCTACCCCTTTTCTTTTTAAGTCTTATAAATAATAGTATGACAACAGAAACATCACCACTAAATAGACAACCAACTGCACTAGACTATTCAAGTCCTACACAGTTTCGTTTTCTAATTAATCAATTACCTAAAGTACAATACTTTACTACTGAGGCAAATCTACCTGGTATTACATTAGATGATGTTGAACTAGGTTCACCACTTAAAAATATACCACTACTAGGTTCTAAATTAGATTATGAAGATTTAACAATATCATTTATTGTTGATGAAAATTTAGAAAACTATAAGGAAATACATACTTGGTTAACAGCAATTGGATTTCCAAAAGATAGAAGTCAATTTACTGATTTTAGAAGTACAACTTCAAATACTAAAGAAAGTACAAGAGGTCAAAGTAGAGATATAGGTGATGTAAAAGCAGCAACACCAGAAAAATCTATGGTGAGTGATGCTGTTTTAACAATACTAACAAATAAAAATAACCCTGTAGTAGAATGTCGTTTTGCTGATATTTTTCCTACAAGTTTAAGTGGATTAGAATATTCACAAAATCAAACTGATGTTGAATATTTGACAGCAGCAGTAACTTTTAAATATAAATTATACGAAATAATAACACTATAAATAGTTATAGATTTATTATTGTGGAGTGAACATGACCTTAGATGAATTAAAAATTCAAGTCGCAATGGACTTGAAAGTAAATGATGAAAGACTTGATACCGAATCTTTAAAAAACCAAGAACTATATGCAAAGTACTTAGAAATAAAAAGTAACTTTGAGTTATTGATGTATAAAGCAAAAGGTGATTACAAAATACTTTATCGTGATAAGTGGGAATACTATGGCGGTAAAGCAGATGTAAAAATTTATGAAACAAAACCTTTTGATTTAAAAGTACTTAAATCAGACCTATCTATCTACATTGAATCAGATGAAGATATAATCAAAATGGAAAATAAAATAGTATACTTAGAAACAGTTATTAAGTATGTTGATGGTGTACTTAAATCTATAAGTGCTAGAGGTTGGGATATCAAGAATGCTATACAATGGAAAAACTTTGAAGCTGGATTAATGTAATATGTATAATTGTTATGATGATTTTTTAGAGTTACATATTGCACAACTCATAGACTTTCAAATGAAAGAAGTAAAGTGGCAATATGATTATGATAGTAAACCAAATGGAACTCAAAAACACTGGCATATATTTTGTGGACACAATATAGATGAATGTAATCTAAATGGATATGATTTTATAGAACCTATTTGGAACAATATAAAAAATATAGATTCCACATTAGAGTTAGAAAGAGCATATTTAAATGCTCATACTTATGGAATAGAACCACACATACACAGAGATGATGGTGATGTTACTTTAATTTATTATCCTAGATTAGATTGGAAAATAGATTGGGGTGGTGGAACTGCTATCTACAATGATGATGTAACAGAAATAGAAAAACATTTTGTAAATAAAGGAAACAGAATAATTATGTTTGATGCTAACTTACCACATCAAGCACAACCAATTAGTAGATTATGTTTTCAATTAAGAACATGTATAGTATTCAAAACAAACAGGATAACTTAGAAATGTTAAACTACTATAAATTTATTGGACATTATAAAAATATAGTTAGTCAAGAATTATGTAATGCTATAATTGAAGAAGACTTTGATTATAATGAATCTACTTACTCTACTCATGAAGGCCAGTCACCAGATTGGAAAAAAAATAAAAGAGTTAAAATGGATGAGATATGGATTCGTAAAGACCATGTTTTTTATGAGGCGTTAAATCATGCTGTTTCTGATGTGGCAGAAAGATACTCAGAGGAAGTTAAGAAAGCTAAAAGAAATTTTGTAGCACAAAAGACAACAGACTTTAGAGTAAACAAATATGAGAAAGGTGGATACATGAGTTTACATTGTGATAATATACATCACAGTCATGGTCAACAATATGGATATCCACAGGCAACAGTTTTATTATTTTTAAATGATGATTTTGAAGGTGGTGAATTTATTGTATCAGAATTACGATTACAAATTAAAAAAGGTGATGCTATTATTTTTCCATCAAACTTTATGTTTCCACACGAAGTTAAAGAAGTCACAAAAGGAACACGCTGGAGTATTGTATCATGGTTGATGTAACTCAACACAAAGTATTTCCCACTATCATAAATGAATTTGAATTTGATATGGATAAACAAGAACATGATTTAGTTATTGATGAACTCAATGACATGGAAAAGTATGATGATAATAATCTTATTACTCAAACTACAGATGACTTATCTAGACATATACCAAAATTCACAAAAAAGATTTATAATATTACAGAAAAAATTTGTGAAAAATACGAATACTTATATGATAGATTAGAATTTACAGGTATGTGGGCAAACAAATTAAACAAAGGTGACATACATCCACCACATACACATTCTAATAATATTTTTTCTGGTGTATATTATCTAGAGGGTGGTTCACAAATACAATTTTTTGACCCAAGACCACAGGCAAGTGTTTTACATCCCAATTTAAAACATACTAACTTTGATAACTCTGGTATGATAGGATTTGATGCAGAGAAAGGAACAGGCTTAATTTTTCCTAGTTGGTTACAACATTGGGTAACAAAAACTGATAAAACTAGAATTAGTATATCATGGAATATATTACTAAGAGGTGACTATGGACAACCAAACACATTACAAAATTCACATATCTAAACTTAACGAAGTTTATTTAAAAGTAGAATGTGACAATGATGGCATTTTGAGAGAGATGACTTCTTACTTTGAGTTTGAAGTGCCTGGCCATAAGTATATGCCAATGTTTCGAAATCGCATGTGGGATGGTAAGATAAGATTATTTTCTGATAAGACTGGTAAAATATATGTAGGTTTATTATCTTACATCAAAGAGTTTTGTGATAGAAACGAAATAGAATATATTATTGCTGATGATGTAGATGATACAGATAATTTAGATATAGAAAAAGTAAAAGACTTTGTTAAATCTCTTAAACCAAAATCAAAAGGAAAAGAATTAGAAGTAAGAGATTATCAGATTGATGCCATAAGATGTGCATTAAGTAATCACAGGGGTATGTTAGTATCACCTACGGCTAGTGGAAAGTCATTAATTATATATGCATTAATAAGATTTTATCACTATTTACTAAAAGATAAAAAGATATTAATACTTGTACCAACTACATCACTAGTAGAACAGATGTATTCTGATTTTATTGACTATGGTTGGAATGATAAATACTTACATAGAATATATCAAGGTCATGAAAAGGTAACAGACAAACCTATAATTATTTCAACATGGCAGTCTATCTATAAATTAGATAAGAAATATTTTGAAGATTTTGGATGTGTCGTAGGAGATGAAGCACATCTATTTAAATCTAAGTCATTGACAACCATAATGACTAAACTAATCAACTGTAAATATCGTTTTGGTATGACAGGTACTTTAGATGGTACACAGACACATAGATTAGTTTTAGAGGGTCTATTTGGTAAGGTAGAGAAAGTAACATCTACAAAAGAATTAATGGATAAGGATACTTTAGCTAGTCTTAAAATTAAGTGTATCGTTCTAAAACATAAAGAAGATGAGTGTAAGATTGTAAAAGATTTAAAATACAGTGAGGAACTACAGTATATAGTCGCTCACAAGACACGTAATGACTTCATTACGACACTTTGTGATAAATTGACTGGTAATACTCTATGTTTATATCAACTGGTCGAAAAACATGGACTAGTGTTGTACAATCTAATGAAAGACTTTGATAGAAAAGTTTTCTTTATACATGGTGGAACAGATACAGAAACAAGAGAAAAAATTAGAGCAATAACAGAGAAAGAAACAAATGCAATCATTGTCGCGTCGTATGGTACATTCAGTACTGGTATTAATATTAGGAACTTGCATAATATCGTGTTCGCATCTCCGTCTAAGTCTAGAATACGAGTGCTCCAAAGCATCGGCCGCGGCTTGCGAAAATCAGATAAAGGGAATATACGAACAACCCTTTTAGATATTGCTGATGATTTTACTTATAAGGATAAAAAGAATTTTACATTAAATAATTTTCTAGAACGAATCAACATTTATAATGAAGAAGAATTTGACTATGAGATAGACAGGATAAGGATATAAATAGTGATATACAATCTAGGGATAAGGATATGACAGATAACACTACTAGAGTAATAAAATTGGCAAATGGTGAGAGTATCGTTTGTACTTGTATACCCACACGAACAGATGAAGCTTCTACTAAACTACATGTATTACATCCATTAAAAATGGAATTAAAAAATAGAATCACTAAGAAAGGTGTTGTTGAGGCACTATCTTTATCTCGTTGGTTACAACCTTTTACAGAATCAGATGAGTTTGATATTGAAAAATCAACAATCATAACAATCACACAAGCATCATACGCTTTAAATAATTACTATCAACATATGTTAGATTCTTATAGTGCAGCTGATGCCGAAACAAATGGACCTATTATGCAACCTAAGAAAGAAGATATATACGAAGAAGAAGATGAATTTGAAAATACGGAAGAAGTAAGGAAAATGTTTAATGGATATGTTTCTGCATTAAGTGGTCAAAATAAAGAGAAAGAATTAGTAAAAGAGGAAATAACAGAAGAAGAACTTAATGATATACCTTGTAGTACTACTAAACATTAACCATCTCTTTAGAGTATATAGTATTCTCGGCTGGAACACAGCGATTATAAAAGGTTGAACATGGTTTGTCAACGCTAATTTGCAAATAATTGCAAAAAACTTTTTTAGCTAAAACCTATAATAAAACTTGACATATTATGTCCAACCTAGTACTATGGCTACATAACAATTCATCAAGGAAAAGAGATGGCAACAACAAAGAAAAAAGGTGCACACTACATAGA